GACCGTGTAAGTAAATCCGAAGCCGCAGAGTTACTTCTGCGGTTTCATTATCTTAAGGACTTTTCTAAAGGATTTAAGAGTGGATATAACTACGGTCTGTATGAGAGCAATGATTTTAGTCCACTGAATATCGGTGGTATTAAGGGAGTCTGTATCTTTACAGGTCTCCCTGTCCCAGAAGTAGCACAAGGAGCATTTGGTCTAGAAAGGAATGAGCAAGAAGGATTATTTGAACTTTCACGACTTTGCATCCACCCTGACACCCAACAAGGTGAATACAATATTACATCGTGGTTTGTATCGAGATGCATCAGACAACTCAGAAAAGATACGAGGGTCAGAGCCATCATATCTTACGCTGATAGCGATTTTCATGGCGGCACAATTTATCGCGCTTGTAACTTTAAATATTGTGGGCTTACAGATGCTAAAAAAGACTTCTACTATTCAGACGGCACCAAGCATTCACGCGGTAAAATAAAAGGTGCTGAAGGAGAATGGAAAGACCGCTCCCGCAAGCACCGATACGTTATGATATTTGATAAGAATCTAGAGTTACTGTGGAGTTGATGCTCTGGTATTTTCAGTTTTAATTACTCTATCATTTACATATTGCGATGACTGATCATAAGTCATCGCTTTTCTTGTATCATTTAAGACTTGTTGTAAGTAAACTGGTCTGAGAACATAAATGGTTCTCTTAGCATTATTTTTAATAACTTCGTATTCGTAGTTTGAAATACCAACAACTGGATTTAAAGTTGCAGTTGGATCTCCTGGTTTAGGAATTGTAAAAGTGGAATCAACAACTTTGCCTGCTGGAAGAATTAAACGATCTTCAGAATCCTTGACTTCTGTTGTTTCATAATGATGAATTGAGTTTAGGTCTGCACCATAAATTGACTCTGCATAATCATAAACTTGTGCATCAGAAAGAGGCCATTGATCTCTGACTCTTGTGATTCCTGCAGTTACTAAAACTACCCAATCATATTGAGCACTGCCATACAGTTCTTCTGCAACAGTATCTGGACGAGCACCATCAACAATTTGATATTTGTCAAAGATAGTAAAGACATTTTGTAAGTCATCACGAAGTTTGACTCTACGGAAAAGATTCTTAACAGTCAAATATTCATCAGATGATTTTCGATCTGATAAGAATGATTGATACTCTAAATTTGGTAGTGTTCTAAAGTAAGACATTAGTAACCAACTCCAATATCTGTTGTTTTGTAATCTTCGCTGTAAAGTGGGGACAATTCTTGGAATTGTAATGTCATTTGCATATGAACTGGTGTTGCATCAGAATATGTTGCATATTGTGCAGAACCATTGTAGTTTACACTCATTTGTGTTAAAGCACAAGGTTTAAAGCGATGTAAAAATGGATGTTGTTTTCCACCACTCATGTATTCTAATTTAAATATGTTTGGTGCTTTAACAAATAAACCACCACCAGCAGTGCTTGGATCTCCTTTTCTGGGAGTCATATTTATTTTGAATGTTCTAATAATTTTTTTGATCATCTGCGATTCTTGTTGAGATCTTGGAGTCATATCAAATGAAAACTGATATGCTGGACGAAGAGTTACACCATTAAATAAAAGTTCTACGTTTTGATTAAATACTACTCCTTGTGTTCTTGAGATAATTTGATTAACATCTCCTTGTCCTAATGCTGCCTGTAATGCAGCAGCAGCAGTTCCAGCGGCAACTGCTTTCTGACCTTCTCCAGTATTAATAGCAGCACCTAAATTTGAAAATCCTTTAAGTATTGATTGTTGCAAAGAACCTACTAAATTTCCAGATTCTACAGCTGACGCTGCTGCAGCTCCCAATCCAGCAACAACAGGATTCATAGTCCCAGAAGTCCAATCCGCAGCATTATTATCTTGAATATTTGCTGGCATTGGAAGTATAATTGTTGCCAAAGAATTTCTAATACTTCCAGACTGATTTAATGCTTCTTCTGTTGTTCTTAATGCAAAACCACCTGTTAAATTAAGACCAGGTGCTTCATACTTAATCACCTGAATCTTAAAATAATCGTCTTGATTTCCAATATTTTTAATAGGATATCGGAGTTGTTCTGCCATTTATTTTTTTAGTTATTTATTGTCAATTTTGTATTAATTTACCATAAGGAACTGATCTTAAAATTGCAAACTCTTGTTGACTCAATTCGTATAATCCAGTGACTAGTCGATCACCATCTACTGTATTGTATTGTCTAATTTTTCCAAGATGATAATTAAATCCTCTAAATCCTCTTGATAATGTATCTCCTGCCATAATCAGAGGATGACGATCATAAATGATTCCTGGAGTCTTGGCATAGTAAATGTAAGTATAATATCTTCCTGGTGCTGGATACGCTCGTTCTGTTCCACTTAATCTCATAATAATTTCATTCATCAATTCTTCTGGACTTTCTGTTCCAAATAGAGATTCTTTGAAATCTTTGAGGCGATTTGTAAGTCTTTTACCACCGATTCTTCTTGGATTTTTTGGATTAGCATCAATGTAGTCAGTATCATTTTTAATAATACTGATTAGTTGCTCTTTTGTTAATCTTTGATATCCACCAATCTTACCTTTTCCACTGGCAGTTGTATGGTAAATTGTGTAAGTTTCTGCAATCTCAACTAATTCTTGCTTTGAATAATCTTTTAATGCCTTTTCGTATCCAGTGAGTGCCATTTACTTGATACCCAGTTCGTTTTCTGTGATTACTTTGAACTCATATCCACGATCTTCACACCATTCTTTTGCTGCTTCCCATTTTGATTGATTTTTAGCATACTCATAGACTTCACTAATATATTTTTTTGTCTGTCTTTGAGGTTTAATTGGTGGAACTGTTTGCTTTTTAGGTTTAATTTCAATCATGTATTTTTTGATTGATCCATTGGACTCTTTGACTTTGATTAGAAAGTCTGGAAAGTATCTATGAATTTTTCCATCAATTGGCGAACGATATGGTATAAATTTTTCTTCTGACGACCACTCTAAAATATTTTCATTTAGGTCACAATACACACAAAATTTACGTTCCCACAGTGAACGATAAATGATATTTGTGGGATCTCCTTTGTATTTTTGTGGATAAGATGGTTTATATTTTCCCTTGTAAGACATCTAAATACTTATACTATAAGACTCATATAAGGTATTTAGAGTGGCAGTCAGACCCCGTAGAATATCGGATATAAGACCATTATTCACTAATCTTGCTCAAACTTCTCATTATGAGGTAAAGTTTGGTGGTCTTCCGCCACAATTATTATCTTATCTGGGTAGAAGGGGAATTGATCGTCGATTCATTGCAGAAGATGTTGGACTCTTATGCAATAATGCCTCTCTTCCAACAACACAACTTTCCGTAGCAGAGGTTTCTGGAAATTATATTGGAATTACTGAAAACTTTGCACATCGCAGAGTCTATCAAGATATCAGTCTTGAATTTTATGTAGATAAAAACTATAAAACTTTGAAGTTTTTAGAGCATTGGATGGAATTCATCGCAAGCGGATCTAGTAATCCAATTGATGGGACTTTACTTCCAATTAGTAACAATGTTGATCAAGGATATTTCATGAGAATGCAATATCCAGAATATTACAAATCAAACCGAACTAGAATTATTAAATTTGATCGTGATTACAAAAGAGAACTTGAGTATACTTTTATTGGACTATATCCATATAATATTGCATCAATACCAGTTTCATATTCACAATCGAATGTGATGTCCGTGCAGGCAACATTTAAAATTGAGCGTTATGTAGTTGGTAAAGCATACAGTAGAGATATTTTTGAGAACATTGATAATAATAAAGAGGTTGGTCAACCACCACAACAACCACAGGGAGATCCAAAACCATTATTAGTTCCAAGATCTGCTGGTTCTATTCCTTCAAATGGAGTTGAATTATTTGATCCAAACAAAACTTATTATGAAAATCTTTATGGAACTAGATTGAGAGAAATTCGTGAAAAGAGACCCTGAGTAAACCTCTAAATAATCTTATCTGATTTGTAGGTGAATATGCCATTACCCAAGATTGCGACGCCTTCGTATAGTTTAGAAATTCCATCTCTTAAGAAAGAAATTAAATATCGTCCTTTTCTTGTGAAAGAAGAGAAGATCTTAATTATTGCAATGGAGAGTGAAGATTCAAAACAAATTGCTGATGCTGTTAGGAATGTAATCAGCAATTGCATCTTAACCAAAGGAATCAAAGTTGATCAACTTGCAACTTTTGATATTGAATATCTGTTCCTTAACATTCGTGGAAAGTCTGTTGGTGAAAATGTTGATGTGTTAATTACTTGTCCTGATGATGGTCAAACTCAAGTTCCTGTCAGTATTAATCTTGATGACATTAAAATTAATGTGAGTGAAGAGCATTCAAGAGACATTAAACTAGATGCTAATCTAACTCTTAGAATGAAGTATCCATCAATGAAAGAGTTCATCAAAACAAACTTTGGAAATGATTTCAATATGAGTGTTGATGATACTTTTGATTTGATCCTGTCTTGTGTTGAACAAGTTTATAGTGAAGAAGAATCATGGTCAGCGTCTGATTGCACTGCTAAAGAACTTTCCGAATTCATTGAACAATTAAGTTCAAAGCAATTCAAACAAGTTGAAAAATTCTTCTCAACAATGCCTAAACTTTCTCACACACTTAAAGTCAAGAATCCAAACACTGGAGTTGAGAGTGAAGTGCTGCTGGAGGGACTATCAAGTTTTTTCGCTTAGGAATGGCTCATGAAAATCTTGAGTCATACTATAAAACTAACTTTTCCCTTGTTCAGCACCATAAATATTCATTGACGGAAATAGAAAATATGATTCCTTGGGAAAGGGAAGTTTATATTGCTCTTCTCAAACAATACATTGAAGAAGAAAACTTAAAGAACAACGCAAATGGCTGAATTAGATCCCGAAAAAGTTGGTAGATCTGGAATAGATCCAGGAACGGGATCTCCTTTGTCTCAAGAAGTTAGAAACGCACTCTTAAAAAAATCAACAATTGATCGATCTGTTTTCAGAAATGAGTTATTAGAATCTGAAAATAGAAAGAGAGAAATTGATAATCAAAATGTTAGAGTAATTCAATCTCAAGAGCAAGCACTCTTGGGGTTCAATTCTAATATTCAAGCATTAAGAACAGATATTGGTAAGTTAGGAACAGGTCTTGCAAATATTGCTCTGCTTTTACAGCAAGATAACGCTGAGGAATTATCAAGAGCAAGAGCACAGCAAGAAAAAGAAAGAAGATTAGCAGAACAACAAGTTAGAATTGGCAAAGAGAATGAATTAGAGCAAAAGATACAAAATGCTCTTGTTGCTCCAGTTGAAAAATTAACACCAAAGATGAATGATGTCTTTGGTAAGATTGGTGCAGCACTCGGAATCTTATTTGGTGGATGGTTAACGAATGAAGTTATTAAAGGTGTAAGAGCATCTGAAGAAAATAATACAAAACTGTTCAATGATATTAAGTTTAATATTCTCAAAAACTTAGCAATCGTTGGTGGAGGTTTATTAGCAATTCGTGCAGGATTCTCTCTTGTTAAAAATACAATTGCTCGTGTTGCTTTTGGACTGTCACGTTTGTTAATTGTAAAACCTCTTGCTGCAGCATCTGCGTTACTGACTGGTAGAGGTATAGGTAATAAAAAACCACCAACAAATACAGGTTCAAAAGTTGGTAGTGGTCTTAATGTTAAAGGTAATGTTGCGGTTGGAGCATTGATGACTGGACTTGATATTGCTGGTGGTGAAAATCCTGCTAGAGCAGCTGCAGGTGCTACTGGTGGTATGATTACTTCTGCCGCAGCATTTGGTTTGGGATCTATAATACCTATTCCCGGAACTGGATTAATCTCTGGTGCTCTTGCTTATGGTCCAGGTCAAAAATTTGGAAAAGAAATTTATGATAAGTTTTTTGGAAAAACAGAAACACCTAGTTCAACTTTAAAAGAAGAAAAACCAAAAGAATCTCCAAAACCCGCAGCAGAATCTGCATCTGCTACTCTCCCATCTGCTCCTGCAGCAGTGCAACCACAAAGCACAATGATGCCTTCTGCTCCGAGTCCAGAAATGGTTTCGCAGTTTGAACAAGCATGGCAATATAGAAATAATCCTTTTGCAAGAGGGAGAATTGAAGATGCATGGAGTAAAATGACTCCAGAGGAAAAGCAACAAGCAAAATCTTGGGCAGCATCTAAAGGATATAATTGGTCTGAAATGAGATTGCCAGATGCTGTTGTAGCATCTCCAGCAGAAGTTACACCGCCTGCAAAACCACCAACACAAGTTGGTCAATTACCAGAAGCGCAACCATCAATAACAATGATCAAATCATCAAATAATGCAAATCAGCAGGCAAATGTTCCATTGACAAGTGGAGCACTATCTGATGTTCCTTTAATTAACTCTGCAAATCCTGATAATTTTTATGTTTTATATTCGCAATTAAACTATAACGTGGTGACATAAGATGGCATCAGTAGCAGATTCTCTTAGAACTTCATCAATTAACATTAATAACATTTCTAAGTCTTTATTTGAGACAAAGAGAAGTGTTTCTTCTGTCAATGACTCTGTATCTAATATTTCAAAAATTATTGCAACAAACACAAGAATAAAGAAAGAAGTTTTTGCAAATAGTCAAATTATTGAATCTAGAAGAAGAGAAGCGGCAAAAAGAAAAGAAATTGAAGATCAGTTAGAATCTTCTAGAGTATCAACTTCTCCTTCAAGAGGTCTTGCTTTTGCTGGAAGAAGTGATAAAGGACCTTTAGGAAGACTGGTTGGATTTTTAGGATTTATTACTGCTGGTTGGATTGTAGAAAATCTACCAACATGGATTTTTATGGGACAAGAATTCATAACCAGAATTCAAATATTTGGTAGAACCATGTATAATATGGTCGATAATATGAAGGCAATTATAAATGGATTTGGTGGTGTGTTGCAAAACACATTTAACGCTATTGTGACACTTGACTTTAATGAATTTACTGAGGGAAGTGTTGCTGCATCATTTGATGAACTTAATCTTGCAGTTCAAGGTTTAGGTAATGATATTACAGAAACATTTAGACTGTTTACAACGCCACTTAATGAGTCTGTAGAAACTGGCGAAAAAGCACCTGCTCTTGATGAAGAAAGACCTAATACTATGTTTCCTGAAGTTCCTGCGCCTTCTCCTGGTGGTGGAGGTGGTGGTGGAAAATATAAACCATTATTAGACTTAATTTCTTCTGGAGAATCTCCTGGTGGTGGATACACTGCAATGTTCCCAAGTGAATCTCACCCTCAGATTTTGGGTATGACCATCAATGAAGTTATTGCATTCCAAAAAGAAAAACTTAAAGATGGTAGAAGATCGGCAGCGATTGGTAGATATCAAATGCTGTATCCAGAGAACTATGCAAAAGCAGCAGGCATTTCATTAACGGCTAAGTTTTCTCCTGAGAATCAGGATAAGATGGTCATTGCATATTTGAAAAAAAATAGAAAACTTGGAGAATGGGAACAAGGAAAAATAAGTGATGAAGCTTTTAGTGAACAACTAGCAAGAGAATTTGGCGCTTTTAAAAGTGCTAGTGGATTTGTTTTACCTGGAAATACAGGAAGTATTGGTTTTAATAAGTTAAAACCCGTTCTAAAACAAATAAAATCTGGATCATCCCAAACATCATCAGCACCACAAAAACCATCGGTTACTCCACAAACTCCTTTAGCGACAAGTTTTACACCTGTAACTGGAACAAGTGGTGCATCAATGGGTAATAAACCTTTAAG